AATGAGTTGAATGAGATAATATATCTGCAGTAAAACAACCTATAAACATAAGTATAGGTAATTTGTAATGAAACTTCCAGGGTATAAAAGACATAAGNACAACTAANAAACCCGTGATCGCACCGGTTCGTGTTGCAATGATAGCGTGAGCTGAAGTTAATGCAGGTAAATTACCTTGCACCATAAAGATCATACAAGATAACCACGCTAGTGATAGCTTGTGAAAAAATAAGGAGAGCTTACGTTTAATATCCACTTGGACCTCCAAAGATAGCTAATAAACATAGCAATACTATCAACACTGCTGTGAATCTGTAATCCATCCTGGCTATCTCCATAGTTTATCCTCATTTTATCTCTCCCCAATTGGCACCTTGTTCATAATCTACTTTGTTTGGAACTTTAAGTTCTACCGCTGATTCCATAATCTCTATAATGTTTTCAGCTTGAGCATCAGATTCAACGGAAATATCTACTTCGTCATGAATTTGTATGTGAGGTATTATACCATTTTCATATAAAGCTACCATACTTTTTTTTGTCATGTCAGCCGCACTACCTTGAATTAATTTGTTTAATGCCTTGTAAGTAAATGCACGTTTTAATGGCTCATCATATTCTTTTCTAGCCATCTCTAATGGTAGAGGTTTAAATATACCAAACTGTGTAGGCTGCCATAAATCAAAATGACATGCACGTCCACCTAAAGTCCTAATCTTTCCACGATCTTCTGCCTTACGTGTAACATTATCCATTAGTTGTTTTACGAATGGAGCCTTAACATGATATTGTCTTATCAATTTTTCTGCAGATTCTTTCATCAATCCTAACTCTGCCATTAATTTATTTTTACCCATTCCATACATAAGTCCAAGGTTAATAGTTTTTGCTTGCTTACGTTCTATGCCTGCCATGTCGGCCACGACCTGGTGGAAATCAGCGTCTCCGGCGTTGTATGCGTCTACAATTTCGTCAACTCCTTCTAAATTTTGTAGTTTTGCGTAATGTACTAAAATTCTAGGTTCTTGTTGTGAGTAGTCAAACGATCCCCATTTAGTATTTTCTTCTGGAATAAATATAGATCTAATCATCGGTCCGAGCTCCGGGTGCCTCGCTGGAATCTGCTGTAAGTTCGGATTGCTCATAGAAAATCTACCTGTCACGGTCCCACCTTGATCTGATCTTATTTGATTTATGTCTGCATGGATTCTACCATTAGCAGAATGTTTTGTAATTGAATCTATAAAAGTTGTATGCGCTTTGTTTATCTCTCTTGCATCAGCAATTGATCTAGCTAATTCATGCGGATGGTTTTGTAAAAAGTTTTTAGTAAAGCTAGGCTCATTTGCTTTTTCAGTTCTATCATAAGGTAACTTTAATTTGTCAAACGCTTTTGCGATACTTCTTGCTGCGTGTATTTCTACATCAATTCCTGTTAAAGATTTGATTTTACTAATGATTTTAGCTTCGCGTTCCATTAGATTTTTCTTTAATTTGTCTGCATGTTCAAGGTCAACTCTTACACCTTTGAATCTCATGTCAACTAAACAAGGAAATAGTTTTGTCTCCAGGTTAAACACATCCATAAGTTCTTGGTTAACAAGTTCTACACTTAATCTTTGCCATAACTTTAACGTAGCCTCTGCATCACGTTCAGCATACTCACCTACATACATTGCAGGAAGTTTGTACATTTCTGATTTAGGATTTATAGAATAACTTTTAGCTGCTTCTTGTAATATCTTTTCGTCTTTACCAATGCCAACATAAAATTTAGCTAACGTATTTAATGCATAAGATAATCTATTCTCATCTATTAAAGACGCTGCAATCATAGTGTCAACGATCTTACCTCTAATCTTTATACCAGCGTGTCTTAACCAACAGACATCATACATTGCATTATGAAATATAAAGGTAGTTTTCTCTTGATTAACTAGATTCTGGACCCATTCTAAAACAAGTTTTTTGTCCATATTTCCACCACCCTCATGACCTATCGGATAATAGCCTGACCAGCCCTCTACGGCCACCGCAACGCCAGCAATGTGGCCTCTACCAATGACATTACCGGACCCTAACGTAGTTAATTCAGGATCATAAGTTTCTAAGTCAATAGATACTTCTTTGGCTCCTGATAAATCTTTTAGTTCGTGTGGTGCAACCCATTCTGTTTCGGGTGCAAATAATGGGATCTGTGTTCTTCTCATTCGTAGTCTCTCTCCTTTACCATCTCAAGATAGTGTATTGCTTTATCTATATCTTGTATGCCACCCTTCTCCGAGTGCCTACATATATACTTTATAGCGTTGCCCTCAGCAAAAAGCAACTTATTTTTATTTATAAATTCTGCTGGCTGTATTTTCATATACATGTAATGAGATCCTCCAACTTGTTTTAACATTGGATTTTCTTTTTCTGGTGTGTCGTCTGACATTCTATTTTTTTTCATCATATCCTCTCAGTTTTAAATAGTTAATTGCTCTCATTATTCCAGGTATTGTATCTCCTAATTGACCTATTGCAGTGTTACACCTAACACACAACCAACCTCTATGTTTTTTAGTATCATGACAATGGTCTGGAAATAATTCTCTTTCAGTTTTACATATCTCACAACCTAAAGGTTTTGTATGAATTAAATCCATTGATCTTCTATCACCTCTATCTACATTATAACATTCTGCACAAGTAGTCCTTGTTCTGTAATTATCAAAATTATCTTTCATGCATAAATGAAAATGTTTTTGGTTTTTATCTTGTTTACAAACAATACAATTTTTTATTTGATCTTCAGATCCTATAACACTTACCATTTTGTCTAATTTTTTACTCCAACGTTTAAATAATTTTTTCATAATACATAAGCTCGATCAAAGTTTTTAGGGTCCAACACATGCAATTCACGCTTCGCTCTCGTCGCTCCAGTATAAAATAATCTATGTAATTCATCTGGGTCATGACTAAAAGTTTCTATCGCTGCGCCTGTAAGGTCCTGTAATAATAAAACGTTGTCGGCTTCTCCTCCTTTCGCTCCGTGTATAGTTGACATTTTTATACGAGGATTTTTATTTATCATCTCACCATTCGCCCTCATGTTACGAATGTAAGTTTCTGTGATAGGATCTAAACCTTCAAAGGCATCGAACCATACAGCAGAAGTTGTTAAACCATGATCTTTTTGACACTCTTCTATTTTATATTTTGTATCAGAGTGTAGTGTTTTACCTTTTTGAAATCCAGGTACTACACTAGATCCTAGATACTCATAGATGTTTTTTATTTCTAAATGATTTAACAGTTCGCCCTTACGCCATTGTTCCCAATTGTTAAGAGCTAATAATAATTTTAATGATACAGAGTTCATACCTTTAAACTGATAGTACCATCCTTGTATCTCACATAAATCTTTAGCATCATCTAAAAAATAATTAGCAGAAGACAATACTAGCCAGTTACCTTTAGACATATCTACTTGTGTTATGTCAGAATATCTTTTTAATACACCCATCTCATCTCTAGGTTTATATTCTTTGTCAAATCTGTTTTGTACTTTGTTAATAATACTTTGTGACAATTCATGTATAGGTCCACCAGGTATACGATAAGATTGATTTAATGTTTGTATGTCATCAACTTCTTCTTTTAATGCTATGAAGTGATCTACATCTGCACCGGCCCATTTAAATATTGCTTGGTCATCATCACCTGCAATATAAGTTTTACCTGCTCTAGACCAAATCTTTCTTACCATATCCCACTGTAATAAAGATAAATCTTGTGCTTCATCTATAAACAACACCTCAAACTTATTTAACATTTCTTTTTCTAAAAATAGTTCTAGTAAATCTGTAAAATCTTTTAGACCTTTTTCTTTTTTAAATCTTTTTAATTCTTCTGCCAATAAAAATAATGTACTTCGCTCTATGTCTAATATATTTTTTCTAGAATCATAGTATTCTAATAAGTCTAAACGTTTAACTCTAGCTGTATTTATAATTGTAAGATATTCGTTATCAGAATTAAATGTACCATCTTCTGTAGAATAGTTTGCAGTCTTAATTGGTATGCCACATTTCTGCCCAAATTCCTTATAGTCTTCTGACTTCATCATTTTCTCTTTAGTCATACCTAATTGATTAAATGCGTATGAGTGTAAAGTTCTAAAAAAAGGTAAATCGTTCTCTTTATCTAATCCAAACTTCTCTGCAGCACGATCAGCTGCCTCTGTTGCGGCTTTTTTAGTAAACGAAAAGTACCCAATTTGTTTAGGTCTAATCCCATCTTTTAGAAATTCGTCGACTAAGTTTAATAATGTTGTTGTCTTTCCCGTTCCTGGAGGTCCTAGTATTATTGTCTTCATATTTTTTAAGTTTCCTTTCTGCGATTTGTAATTGTACTTGTGTTAGTTCTAGTTCTTCTGTTAGTTCTTGTATTATTAATCTAAATCTTAAATGCCAATTTTTACCTAAGTCTTTACTATACTTCATTAAAAATTTTCCTGTTGATAGGGTTCTTTAGATGTAGATGGCTCTACTTTTTTCATAGTATTAATTTTAATTAGTCTTGGTGTTTGTTTTTTAATTGTCATTCTTATTTCTTCTACAAATATTTCTTCTAATCTTTTTATTAAGTTACCTGTTTTAATTTTATCCATATCCCAGTTATTCTTTTTTAAGAAACTATAAAAGTCTTCCATTCTAAAATATGTAAACTCTCCATCTGTGTATGGTAATTTATTAAATATATCGTCCATAGTTCTTGCTGTCTGTCTGTTAGTAGTCCAATCTTGCAAGAGTCCTGTTACTTCATTAATAGGATCTAAAGACTCCAATGGTTCTACTTCTTGTAAGTTAGTCATCATTGGTTTTAAAAAATGTTGTTTCCAATCTTTTGGTTTAGGTACAGGTACAATTTTATTTGCTTGATCTAAACATGCTAAAGCAAACATACCAGGATTGTAAAGTTGTTCTGATTTTAATTCTATTCTTTTTTTATCTACATCTAAAAACCATTGTGGTGGTGTTGATGTATACTTAGTTAAACTTCCTAGGACAGGCATCTCTTCTTCACCAAATCCTACACCAAATCTTTTAGTTCTACACAAACCTGATTGACATACAGAATTAATTGGCGCATCTTTACATCTATATTTATCATAACCTTTTCTGTTAACTGATTTAATTAATTGTTGTACCTCATTATTATTTAATGGTGGGTCCATAAATTTCATGTTGGCTTTTACAATTTCATCTTCCCATGTATCAGGTTTAGATTGTTTATAAAAAACTGCTATGTTAAATAGCGCATTGTTTCTTGATCCCTCACCAAATCCTATTGACGCTAGTTTATTTAAACACGGCGGTCCCAAGGGGAAAGCTTCTTCTCTTTTTTGTTCTGCAACTCGAATTCCTTCAACATCTCCTTTGGTGCAACTATACTTATCATACGCAGTATAAAACTGCTCAAGTGTAATAGCATTACCGTTATCATCAATCGCATATCTTAATCCTTTCGTTCCGTCATAGTAGGGTAAGTTTAAAAAATTACCAGTGTCCCCACGTTCCACTAATATTTCTGTTTGTTTTGGAAAAATTTCTGACCCTTCATAACCTAATACGATAGCCATCTCTTTTAATTTTGATTGCATCAAAGATGCTGCAATGTTTTCTTTAGTAAATAAAAATACGTGTGCGCCGCCTGACTTACTACGGCAAACTATTAAGGGTAACTTATGATCCCTAATACTTTTAATGAGGCCAGCGTGATCAAAGTTATATTCGTCAATATCAATACACCCCCACCTACAATCATTAGTATCTGTGATAGGGATAATCCCGAGGGCCGGACCTCTTCCTGCCAAGTGATCGGACCAAAGCCCGTCGTTGACGTTTTTACGAACAATAAAGGCTTTGCCTTGTTGTTTGCCATTTTCTCCTCTGTCACCGGGTTGGTATTGTCCATATGCTATAGTTAATCCGCTAAATATTTGTTTGAATTTTTCCATATATTCCTTTTTCCTTTCTTTGTAAAGGGGATCTTGCGATCCCCTTCAAAATAAATTTAGTACGGAGTACTATCTTTACTTTTCTCTTCAACATCAGCTTTTGTTTGCACGTTACCCTTTGAGACACTCTGATTAAAATCCTTTGCACTTAAGTACAAAGCTTTATCTTCTTGTCCCATGATTCTGTCCTGTGTAACAGACCAACCATACCAAGAACCTTTATCGTTCTTTTGTAGTACAGATGCTAAGTTATACACAACCCCATGCATCGGAGGGATAGCAAATCCACCCTTACCGTCAGGTATTTGTATGGTTTTCATCATAGAATTCCATTTTTTACTAACGTTAAGCTGCGTCGACTTCATAGTTATCAACGCTGGTGTCATCCCACCTGCTTTTGTTTCAACCAAAACATAATAAGAAGCTGTCTCTTCTAAATAGTTACCGTTAGGTAATCTAATTTTAGATCCATCTCTCTTACCTGTTTGAATTACCGGACTGTTTGGTAGGTGAGAAGCTACAGGTGCTCCTGGGCCATCTCCTCTATCAGACCATTCTGGATAATCCTTTTTGTAATAACAAGGAATTACCTTGATACCTTTTTTACCATCGAACAATTCGCTGGTAACAGTATTATAAATCATGCCTGGTTTAGCACCATCTATATACTTCGCATCACCATCAGTTACCTGCGGTGATAGTTGTCCTAAGATTCTGACAAACGGTAACGCCATATCTTCTTGCGTCATGTTCTCAAAACCTTGTTGCAGGTCGTCGCCAAACAAGGCAACGGATCCTGTGTTTTTAGCTGTCATTTCATTAGCCATTATACATTCTCCATTAGTTATTTCCGGCTGATTTTAGTTTTATCTTTAATCCAAAGACTAAAGCAATCAGAAGGCATGTCGAGGCCGGCCTCAACACGCTCCCGATATAGAGCTGTTAACGTATTCCAAGACACATCAGATTTCTGTTGTGGCTCAAAACCATTCTCAGCTGCAAGGTTAAGCAATTGCTCAGCCTTGTCATCTTCTCCTTTACCAAAAGAAACAGAAACATTATTTTTAATAATATCTCCTAATCCTTGGTCACGAAGCCATTGTAGAGCATTCTCTCTTTTAGTATCATCTTTAGGTACTGTTGCTCTGAATTCTTTTTTAACAGATACTTTAGATCCATCAGATAATTTAATTTCTGATAAACCTTGTTCAGCAAGTAGTTCTGGTATTACACTAGAACTTATAAAGTCTGCTTCTTCTTTTTTCTTTTTAAGTTGCTCNTCTAAATCTGNAATCTCATCTTCTTTTTTTTTAAGATTAACACANTCAGCAGCTATNGTNTTTACTTCTACATTATCTAAAAGATCTGTAGAATCATTTAACATCATATTTCTTATATCNTCACTCATAGTTATCCTTTCTGNTAGAGATCGAAATTAATAGGATAGTATTTAGCCTCTCTTCGATCCCATTTCAAGAGGTTAAATTTTCCATTTGTATTATCACTTACTATTGCACAAGATATTCCTATAACTGCAGGATCTCCTGTTAATAATACGTAATCTTGTTCTCTAAAATCTTTTAAGTTTTTTTGCATTTTAAAAACAAAAGGACTAGAGCTAAATATTATTTGTGAGTCTGGACCAAAGTTAGGTAAACAAATTACCAAGTAACCAAAATCTGATGCACCTAATATATTTATATTAGCTGGTGGATGTTGTAATACATAAACAAAATTTTCTTTAGGGTTTTCTTCTTTAAAAGATAAAAACTCTGCTAAAGACTTAGGTTTGTATAATTCAAATATTTTATTTTTCATTTTTAAACTTTCTATTTAATTCTATTATTCTCTTGACAGACTATATAGTAGTGTTTATATAATTGTCAACTAGAAAGAAGAAAATAATTATGAACTATAAATTTAAGACTAAGCCTTATGCTCATCAAATAAAAGCATTAGAAAAATCTGTTGATAAAAAAAATTATGCGTACTTCATGGAAATGGGTACAGGTAAATCTAAAGTGTTAGTAGATAATATGTCTATGCTTTATGATAAAGGTAAAATAAATGGCGCATTAATTATAGCACCAAAAGGTGTTTATAACAATTGGTTTACTCAAGAAATACCAATACATTTAGCTAGTCACATACAACCTAAGATGGTACTCTGGACTGCTTCAACATCAAAAGCAAAGGATAAAGAGTATCAATCATTATTTGCAACTGGCTATGACCTTCACATCCTAATCATGAATGTTGAGGCTTTAAGTACAGACAAGGGTAGATTGTTTGCAGGTAAATTTTTACGAGCACATAGAGCTATCATGGCTATTGATGAATCTACTACAATTAAAACACCTACAGCCAAAAGAACTAAAGCTATTGTAGCGTTAGGTAAAGAAGCTTATTACAAAAGAATTCTTACAGGTTCTCCTGTAACTAAATCACCACTAGATTTATTTAGCCAATGCGCTTTCT